CCATAAAGAAGTCCACCATGAGTAGCCTTACTCAATAAACGGATATTGCGGCGAATGGCTTCCAGACATTCCGGATGACGGGCAGCAGCCATCAGATAATAACCTCCCATAAAGCCATCACTGGTACGCCCGCCCCAATAAGTCCATTTAAAGCTTCGTGTTCCCCAACTGTTGTCCCAAGCGCCATCGGGTAACATAAACTCAAGATGAGTTTCCATAGAACGTTCCACAAGCGAAAATAGTTCCATGTCGTTTGCCATCACTGCATAATATGCCATATTAGGCAGTGATTCTTCTACATTATAAAGCAAATCTACCGGACGGCAACCGTTTGGAGTTTCTGAGGCGATATTAGGTCCCTCGCCATACAAGAAACAGTCATTCGCGGTAAAATATTCTTTTAATCCGCGAGCTATCTCTCCGGCTTCCTTCTTAAATTCAGGCCGATTGCACATCTCACCGATAGCGTATAGTGCATAGGTTGCTGAAGCAGAATAATTTACATTCATATTTCTCATGCCTTCTCGCCTTCGGCTATAAATGAAAGGATTGTTCATCATAAACTCACCAGCCTCTACCAATCGCTGTTTCCAATGATGATGGGTTGAATCATCCAATAGATGTCCGTGATAATGCAAAGCTTCATAAAGAGCAATCGCTGCAAATACCGTCGTACCGTTCCAATCCGATACATGTACATCGTTCATCCATGACCCGTCCGGACGGTGTACATTCTCCATCCACGCCATCAAGCGCTTGGCTCCGAGCAAATATTTTTGGTTCCCGGTCTTTTCTGCCAAATACATCAAAGGAAGTACGGCATCACCTATACGTCCATGCATACGGGCACATGCAGGGCACAAGACTCCTCCATCAAGTGCGGAATCGGAACAAGTGTACTGATAAGCCAGAAAAGCATCCATCCATTCCGTCAACAGCTTATCCGCTTCACTACGCAATGAATCATCAAAAGAGTTCGCATTTACATTCCGTGCTTGTCCTGCCAAAGATGATACACAAAACAGCACCATCATAAACAACATGTTTTTCATATCTCTTTCATGGTTAGATTTTAATGCTCAAAGTTAGTCCTTTGTTATCAGTATTTCACTCTCTTTTTATTCAATATCATGCCAATGGGCGTTTAAACCTCTTGTAATATTGTTGAATCAATGCTAATATTGTTGAAACCTCACTTGCCAAAACAATATTGGTACACTTTTAAACATAAGGAAGTCTCAGTTAAACACAAACGGACTACTTTAGCTGCGGGAAACAAATGTTCTTAATTCTTAATGCCTTATGAGACACCTACCTTTATTAATGTGTACTGCCTTCTGCGGATTGTATTCCACACAGACAAAGGCGGCAGACACAAAAAACGAAAAGCCCAATAT